GGTGATATAATAACATCAAACATTTTAGGTTCATCATTAGCATTTTCTTTTATGCCACATCATTTTAAAATTAGATGTGGTAAAATGAGAACACCTATGGAAATATATAATAATGAGGAACACTTTAAAAAAGGTATAAAAAAATTATTAATAGGAAGTTTTTTTCCTAAACAATCTGTTGATGATTTAATGCCTACATCAAGTAATTTATTCGGTGAAACAACAGAAACTACACCAGAAAAGAAGTTTAGGTCAGAAAGTATAATGAGAGCATTATTGAGGAGATATACAGGAACTCAATGTGTTTCTAATTTTAGACCCACAGCAGCTGCAGCTTTATATAAAAAATTCTGTAAAACAGGAGATACCGTATGGGATATGTCAATGGGATATGGTGGCAGATTATTGGGTGCAATATTAGCAAAAGTTAATTATATAGGAACTGACCCTTGTGGTGATACATATAATGGTTTAGTTGAATTAAGAAAACAATATGGGAATTTCAATAACAAATATAAACTATTAAAACAAGGTAGTGAATCATTTTTATTAGACCAACCAATTCTTGATTTTGCATTCACATCCCCTCCTTATTTTGATTGGGAACATTATGATGATGATGACGAAAGTCAGTCATATTTAAAGTGGAGCCATATAGGTGATTGGAAATTAGGATTTTTATTTGTAACACTTAATAATGCTTATAGAGGTTTAAAACAAGGAAAGTATTGTGCTATAAATGTTGCAAATACAAAAAATTACCCTACTTTTGAGGATGATACAAGAGAATGTGCTGAAAAGGTTGGCTTTACTTGGGTTAAAACATATAAGTTACAATTATCAAGTCAAGAACAAGGTTCAAAGTGGGAACCTGTTTTTTTATTTCAAAAGAAGCAATAATGGTTAAAGAAGTAAAAAAAGAAAAATATAAAGAAATAGCAGAATGTATTAAGAGTGGACAAGTGCCACCTGATGAAATTGTATGGTATTTCAATGATGAAAAATTTTATAAATGGTATACGAAACATTATAGGAAAGAACTAGAGAATGAATAGTAAAGAAAAAGATAAAAAGATAAGACAGGAACTTTATGAAATTCAGTCAGAATTAGCTGATTTATATAAAGAATTATCTTTTATAGTTGATAGGGTTAAAAAATTATATGCTACATATCAATCTTTAGGCAAAAATTATATGAGAGATATGAACGGAGATGATTATATTGGTAATTATCATCCTTGGCCAGAAGAGGCACCCCCAACTTGGAGGGCTGCATATTACGAAAATAAGTTATTACAAAAACCAAAGAAAAAAAAGAGTTTTTTAAGGAGACTATTACCGTGGTAAAAATAACAAGAGAAAAAATACAAAAATCTTTGAAAGATATTACAGCGATTAAGAAAAGATTAACTGTAATTTCTACTAAACTTTTTGAATTGGAAAAAAGACTTGCACACACCGAATCGATTGCTGTAAAAAATTTAAAGCATCCTTTAGACAAAAAATAAAAAATTCAGTAAATTCAAAGAGTTAACACTTTTTTGGAATATTCAATAAAATCAATGGGTTAATCTCCATTTTTTCCTTGATAAAATACCTTATTCTGATAGCCTAGAGATAGAATGATGGTTACATTTAAAAACAATTCTAAAAATTCAGAAAAAAAATCAAATTTAGCGAAACTTCTTGCTACAGAAAATCTTGATGTTCAATTTAGAAGAGCAAAAACTGCTTCTTTTAATATGGAAGATAGAATTCTAACAATTCCTATTTACAAAGAAGAATTAGATAAAGATGCTCTTGATATGTTTATTGCTCACGAGTGCTCTCACGCCATAAACACTCCTGTATCGGGATGGGAAAAGGCTTCAAAAACTAAAATTCCTTTAGATATTTTTAACATTGTTGAGGATGCAAGAATTGATAAAATGATAAAAAACAAATATCCAGGTATTGTCAATAATTATAGAAATGGTGCTAAATGGTTGTGGAAAAATAATTTCTTTAAAAATAGAGGCAAAAAATTTAGTGATTATAATATAGTTGATAAATTTAATTTATATTTTAAAACTAATGAACTTGATAAATTTAGTGAAAAAAACTTCACAAATCAAGAATTTAAGTTAATAACTGAAGGTGAAAACTTAAAGACTTGGGGTGATGTTGTTGAATTATCTGAAAAATTATATAAAGAATTTAAAAAAGAAAACAGCGATAAAAAAACTCAAAGTAAAAGTGATTTAAAGGCATTTTCTTTAAAAGGTGGTGAAAAAAGTGATGGTTCTGGCCAACAAATAAAAGATAGTGATAATAGTAAAGAATCTGATGATGATAGAATTTCTAAAACTTTATCTGCTTTAGAAGGCGGTATGTCTTTAAAAACTGATACAGAAGCTTCAGATAGTATATATGTCAATTTACCTAAACCTAATCTTAAAAATATTATAGTTACTCCAAAAGAATTTGTAAAAGAAATGGAAAAGAAAGCATCTGAAATTATCCATAAGACTAGAGATGAGGATATATCAGAAAAAGTAGGAGAGGATGATGCTACAGATGTTTATACAAATGAAATGAAAAAAAAGTATAATATGTATCATACATCTTTTAATAGATTTAAAAAGAAATCAAATAAGACCGTAAATTATCTTGTTAAAGAGTTTGAAATGAGAAAACAGGCAAGGCAATATAAAAGGGCAAAAACTGATAAAACAGGAATTATTGACCCAATGAAATTACACACCTATAAATTTAATGAAGATTTATTTAAAAGACTTGTAGAATTGCCGGAAGATAAAAATCACGGTATGATATTTTTATTAGATTGGTCCTCATCAATGAGTGATACACTTTTTAAAACTACGAAACAATTAATGAATTTAATTTGGTTTTGTGATAAAGTTCAAATACCTTTTGAAGTTTATGCTTTTAGAGATATTAATAATGATTGGGGTGATAGAAAAGAAGGAAGCAAATACTTAAATTCAAAATATTGGGATTTTAAAGAAAATGATTTGGCGATGAATGATTTTGAGTTAATTAATGTCCTTTCACATAGAAGTACCAAACAAGAATTTAAAAAATGTATGTATCATTTATATTTTCTTGCTGAACATTTAAATTGTGGTTATGGTTATTATAGATATGCAGACTCTGGAAGTAAACCAGAAGGTTTTTCAGAAGAATTTAGTTTAGACGAACTTGAAAAAAATAAAGAGTTGATAGACTTTGGTTATATAAGCACACCAGAAAGATTTGGTTTAACTACAACACCGTTAATAGAAGCTTTAGTTGCTATGCAAGATTTAGTTCCTGCTTTTAGACAAAAATATAGAGTTGATAAATTATCACTTGTTACATTAACTGATGGTGGGGCAAATGGTCCTTGGAGTAAAGTTTTAAGGTATAATAAAGAACTTAAAGATTTAGAAAAAACAGAACATAGAAATATGTCAGAAGCAGGCGGATATTTGGTAAATTATCATTATATTGTTAAAGATAGAAAAACTAAAAAAAGATTTTCTCTTCCTTATAATAAAACTACTGATGAAAAAAGATTAAGAAGCGTAGATGCTAATTTTGTTGGAGTTTTATTAAAAATGTTAAAAGAACAATGGGCAACTACAAATCTTGGATTTTTTGTAGTTCCAAAAAGGGCTACTTATATTATAGAAAATTGGACTGATTATAGAGACCAAGATAAAGAAAAAAGAAATTTAAGAAAAACTGGAAATGCTATTGTTAAAGAACCAGGATATGATGATTATTATTTACTATTTGCTCCTAAATTAAATACTGACAATAGAGATTTATCAGAATTAGATGATTTAAAAGATAAAGAAGGAAATAAAGTTGCATTAACAAAATCAAAAATTAAAAGTGTATTTAGAAATTCTTGCTCTGGAAAAGTGAAATCCAGAGTCATTTTGAACAAATTTATTGAAAAGGTGGCTTAAGTGAGTAAAATCAATGATATAGATTGGAAAAAGTTCTTGGGAATTAAAGGTTTCTATGTTATCCTATTAATATAATTGAAATGGAGGTGTTATTATGTTTAAATTAAATGAAAGTCAAAAAAAGTTTGTTGAACTTGCTTTAAAAGTTTTTAACAAAGACACATTAACTAGAGTTGATATAAAAACTTTAGTTAAAGACCACGGTCAATCTTGGCCATCTTGGTTAATCAGAAATTTTAGAGTTGATAGAGGTAGTTATAAATTACCTACATCTGATTCTGATATTCCTACTAACCCAGATTCTGAACCAAAGGCTGAAGTCCTTTCTGATAATTCAGAAACTAAAAAAGAAGCTGCTTATATAGTTTCTTCATTGGTAGATAATGTTATTCCTGATAAGGATGATACATTTATTCCTTTTGGTAATCATACTGATATTAGAAATATCGTAAAGTCTAAAAGATTTTATCCTGTATTTGTTACAGGTCTTTCAGGTAACGGTAAAACATTCTCAATATTGCAGGCTTGTGCTGAAAGTAAAAGAGAATGTATTAGAGTTAATGTTACTATTGAAACTGATGAGGATGATTTAATCGGCGGTTATAGATTAAAAGACGGTGCAACCGTTTGGCAAAATGGTCCTGTTATTGAGGCAATGGAAAGAGGTGCAATTTTACTTCTTGACGAAGTCGATTTAGCTTCAAATAAAATAATGTGTTTACAACCTGTGTTAGAAGGTAGTGGTATTTTTATTAAGAAAATTAATAAGTATATTACTCCTAAAGAAGGTTTTAATGTTATTGCTACAGCAAATACAAAAGGTCAAGGAAGTGAAGATGGAAAATTCATTGGAACTAATGTTCTTAATGAAGCATTTCTAGAAAGATTTCCTGTAACTTTTGAACAAAAGTATCCTTCTGCTGCTATTGAAGAGAAAATTGTTAATAAGATTTTAGAGATTGCTGGAAAATCTGATCCAGATTTCACTAAAAAACTTATTACTTGGGCTGAAGTAATCAGAAAAACATTCTTTGATGGTGGTATTGATGAGATAGTATCTACAAGAAGATTGGTTCATATTGCTACTGCTTTTACTATTTTTAGTAGTAAAATGAAAGCAATTGAAGTTTGTACCAATCGTTTTGATGATGATACAAAAAGTTCCTTTGTTGACCTTTATACTAAAGTTGATTCTGGTGCTAGTGCTGAAAGTATTTTGCAAGAGCAACAACAATCTGAAGTTGAAGGCGATTCTCAAAGTGAATCCGATGATAGTGAGGAAGACAGCGATGCAACATCTGCTGTTTAACCTATCTTATTCGTAATGTAACCTCCAGGGTGGGATGTCAAAGTCCCACCCATTTTTGAAAGAAGGTGTTACAAAATATGGTAACCGTTTATGTAAGACAAGGAAATTTCTATAAAGCTTTTTCTATCTTTAAGAGAAAGGTGCAAAAAGAAGGTATTCTTAAATCTTTAAAAGATAAAAGATTTTATGAAAAGCCTAGCATTAAAAAGAAAAGAAAAGCAACTGAAGCATTAAGAAGGCGAAAAAAAACCCTTCGTAAAATGCAAATTTTTCAGGAAAGACAGGAAAATAGTAGTCGCAAGAGAAAATGGAAAAGTCCTATAAAAGAGCAATTAGCTAGAGAAAAAGCATATTACCTCTTGAAATCTAGGAAATAAACATTATATATATTAGTAGAGAATTTGAATATGCCATTATGGGTATTCGCTTATTAATAATAACTTGCTTAAAAAGGAGTTGAAAAATGATACATAGAGTCCCTTCAATTTTCAATAATTTAAGACCTTTAACAATCGGATTTGATAGTGTATTTGACCGTTTTGAATCACTATTTGATGAAGATTTAAAAATTCCTTCTCATAACTATCCTCCATATGACATTAAAAAAGTCGGTGAGGACAAGTATAATATTGAAGTTGCATTAGCTGGCTTTAATAAAAATGACATAGAAGTAGTTTCAAAAGAAAATACTTTGACCGTTAAAAGCAAGAAGGAAGATACATCTGATAAAAAAGATAAAAAAGGCGAAGTCCTTCATAAAGGTATTTCTAAAAGATACTTTGAACGAAGTTGGACAATCGCTGAGGATGTTAAAGTTAATGGTGCTGAATTAAAAGATGGACTTTTGACCGTTTCTCTTGAACGAATTGTTCCAGAAGAAAAAAAGGCCAAAACCATTGATATAAAATAACCAAAAACTTAATGGAGATAGCTTGACTTATCTCCATTTTTTTATATAATTAAGACTTATATTGTGAACAAACCTTTTAAATATAATGAAGATAAAATTTGTGATGAGATAAAAGGGTATATTAAAGAAACATACGATAAACATTATTCTATCGGTGATGATGGATTTCAAGTCCAAGACCTTCTCAAAACTTTAAAAATATCTAAAAACTTTTGTCAAGCAAATGCTATAAAGTATCTTTGCAGATATGGAAAGAAACTAGGCAGAAACCGTAATGACTTGCTAAAAGCTATACATTATGTTATATTATTAATTAACCAAGAAGATGAGGATGATTTAGAAAATGAACTTAAGCGAAAACTCAATTAAAATACTAGAAAACTTTTCTGAAATAAATTTAAATTTATTAGTTAAACAAGGAAATAGTATTAAGACGATTTCTCAAATGAAAAATATTCTTGCTCAAGCAGAATTATCAGAAAATTTTGCTGAAGAATTTGCTATCTATGATTTAGCAGAATTTTTAAGAGCATTAGAACTTATTGAAAAACCAAAATTAACTTTTAATGGTGGTTCTTCAGTATTGATTTCAGATGAAAAAAATACACAATCTATAAATTATAGATTTGCTGATAAATCTACTATTGTATCACCTTCAAAACTGATAGAAATTCCTGATAAAGAAGTTACTTTTACTTTAACTGCTAGTGTTTTTATATCATTACAAAAAGCTCTTACAGGATTAGGATTACCTGATGTTTCTGTTCAAGGTAAAGGTGGTGAATTGTTATTAAATGCTACTGATAAAAAGAATAAAACATCAAATAATTGGTCTATTGTTTTAGGAAAAACAGATAAAACTTTTTCTGCTAACTTTAAAGCAGAAAATTTTAAAATTATACCAGGTGATTATGATGTTGCTATAAGCAAACAAAAAATATCACATTTTATTAACAAAAATTTTAAATTGCAATATTGGATTGCATTAGAACCAGATAGTGAATTTTAATTATGATTAAAATGACAATTTTGTTTGCATTGTTGGGAACAAATCCAGCAATTAAAGCAAATACAATGATTGCTCATATTGAAACTCCCTATTCATCTCATACTGAATGTTGGAAAGATAAAGAAAGAAATATTGTTGGTGTTATAAAAGAAGTTTTTGAAAAGACTGGACAGGAATTTGATTGGATGAATGCTCTTTGTATTTCTGAAACAGATATGAGCATGACTTTTGAATTTTCTGAAAGTTTAAGAGAATATTGGAAAAGACAAAGAGATGAAACAAAAAGAAAGAGTATAAATTATGTTAAATAAAGAAACAATTTTTAGTATGCTTAGAAGTTTAACTAATAATGGCTCAATATTGAGAACTATTGTTTACACTATTGGGCATATGTGTATTGCTATCTGTTGTTTAATGGCGATAGCAAATGTTCCATTTTCAGTAGCATTAACGGATGCAATTGTTGAACCATTAATAAATGGTGTTTGGTATTATTGTTTAGACCGTTATTGGGCTTCTAGAGTTGTTAATAAAGTTAGAGCAGATGGACCTGAACATATGAAATTTCATAAGGAGTTGAAATGATAGAATTTTTAGTTGCGAGTGCAATATTATATATATTGCTTTTTTAATTTAATTACTATATTATGGAGATATTATGGCAGATTTTCTTTGGTGCGAGAAGTATAGACCTAAACAGGTAAAAGAATGTATTCTTACAAATGATTTAAAAAAAACTTTTACTGAATTTGTAAAGAAAAAAGAAATTCCAAACTTATTGTTAAGTGGCACATCAGGTGTCGGTAAAACCACGGTTGCAAAGGCTTTGTGTGAAGAGTTGAAATGCGACTATATTTTGATTAATGGTTCTGATGAAGGCCGTCATATTGATACATTACGAAATGAAATCAAAAACTTTGCATCTACCGTATCTCTCACAAAAGAATCTAAACATAAAGTTATAATAATTGATGAAGCAGATTATATGAATCCTGATAGTGTTCAACCTGCTTTAAGAAATTTTATAGAAACTTTTTTTGAAAATTGTAGATTTATCTTTACTTGTAATTTTAAAAACAAAATTATTCCTGCATTACATAGTCGTTGCACCGTTATTGATTTTAGAATTGCAAATGGAGAAAAAGAAAAAACTGCTAAAGCATTTTTAGAGAGATTAAAATCTATTTTAGATGAGGAACATTTAAGTTATGAAGAGAAAGTTTTAGCAGAATTAATTATAAGATATTATCCAGATTTTAGAAGGACTATAAATGAATTACAAAGATATTCTGTTCGTGGTAAAATAGATAGTGGTATTTTAGTTTCTATATCAGAAATTAATAGTAATCAATTAGTCAAATGTCTTAAAGAAAAAAGATTTAGTGATATGAGAAAATGGGTTGTTCAAAATTTAGATACTGACCCAGCAAGTTTATTCAGAAACATTTATGATATTTTGTATAATCATTTAGATAAACCTTCTATACCAGAAGCAGTTTTGATTATTGCAAAGTATCAGTATCAAGCCGCTTTTGTTGCTGACCACGAAATAAATATGGTTGCTTGTTTAACAGAAATTATGGCTAGGTGTAATTTTAAATGATTAATTATAAAAAATTTATAAAATTAAAACATTCTGATGTTCAATTAAAAAGTAAAGTAATAGAAAATTACTTAACAAAAGGTCCTTTACCAAAAGACCCTGCTAGAGTTTTTAAGCAAATTTTATATGATTTACAAGAACATGCAAGTCCAGAAAAATCTATGAGAGCAATTGCAGATTTATTTGAAGCAAGAAAAGATATTGAATTAAGATGTGTTGATTCTTCTTGGGAGAAATTAAAAAATCCAGATAAAGTTAATATTAATCCATATGATTCTTTCATTTTTGCTATGTCTTTTGGAACAAAAGGAAGATATATGCGACAAGGTCCAGATTTAGATTTATCAGGAAAAGATAAAACACCTTGCTTGTTTAGAGGATTGGGAAAAACTTTTGATATTCATAAATGTATTGAAAATAAGATAGATTATTATTATATAGATACTGGATACTTTGGAAATGAGAAACATAAAGTATATCATAGAATGCATAAAAATAATATGCAGGCTTTACATTTGAAAAAAGTTCCTCATCCTAATGATTTTGAGCAAGAGGAAAAAAATAGATTTTATGATTTAATGCCTAAAGGAAGTTATTGGACGGCAGAAAATAATAGATTTCAAAAAGGTCCTATTATGTTTGCTCCACCAAGTCAGAAAGTTATGAACTTTTATGGTTATGATGTAGATGACTATATTGAAAAAACTCATTATGAGTTAAGAAAATATACAGATGATAAAATTATAATTAGAAAAAAACCTGGCAGAAGAGAAAGAGTTTTAGGTAATAGTTTAACTAGAGCATTACTTAAAAATGAGTGTAGAGCATTGATAACTTATAATAGTATAGCTGCAATAGAAGCATTACTCATAGGTATTCCAGCAATAGTATTGGGACAAAACTCAGCTTCAATAATAGCAAGTGGTAGAATATCTGATATTCACGGAAGAAGATTAAAATTGTCTTCTTGGAAAGAAAGAGCAGGTTTATTCATATATCTTGCTAATTGTCAGTTTACTGAAGCAGAAATGACTTCAGGTTTTGCTTGGAAGAAAATACAAGAATATCAGCATTATGCTAAACCTGTGGTGCCAAGTAATTTTGTGCCGATTTATAAAAGAAAAAAATTTACAAGTAATGAACTAAAAGATGAATTTAAAAGATAATATCGAAATGCTAAATAATAATGTTAAATACTAATGTCAGAAAAAAGAGATTTCTACGAAATATTAGATTGCGAAAAAACAGCTTCAGAAGCAGAACTTAAAACAGCATATCGTAAATTAGCAATAAAGTGGCATCCAGATAAAAACCAAGGCGATAAATTAGCTGAGGAAAAATTTAAAGAAATTAGTGAAGCATATCTAGTCCTAAAAGACCCGGATAAAAGAACTCAATACGACCAATTTGGCCATTCAGCATTTGAAGGTGGTCAAGGTGGTATGAATATGGATATGAATACTTTTGATGACTTATTTTCTAACATATTTGGAGGTGGGGGTGGAAATAAAGGATTTGGATTTGATATTTTTGGAGATAGATTTTCAGATTTAGGAAAAGGTTTCTCGGTTCAAATTCGTGGTGCTGATATAACTTATAGTTATGATTTAACATTAGAAGAGATATTAGGTGGTAAAAAGATAGTAGTAAGAGGTGCGAGTGGAAAAGAATTATCAGTTGATATACCAGCAGGAGTTGAAAATGGAACACAAGTTAGAGTTGCAGGTGAAGGAGAAGAAGGAAGACAAGGTGGAACTAGAGGAGATTTATATATTATAATAAATCAAATAAGACATGAACACTTTATTAGAAAAGTAGATGATTTACACACTAGGATACCAATTACAATGACAATGGCTGCATTAGGTGGGCAAATTGAATCACCAACAATTGATGGCACTTTTGTTAAAGTTAAAATACCAGAAGGAACTCAAACGGGAGATGTTTTAAAAATTCCAAATAAAGGAATGACAAGATTAAGAAGGGGAACGAGAGGACATTTATTATTAAATATTTTTGTAGAAACACCTGTTAATTTAACATTAAAACAAAGGAATATATTGAAACAATTAGAAAATGAAAACAAAGAAAATTTTAAAAAATAAACTTAAAAAAAAAGAAGTAGATGATTTTCCTCATCTACCACATGATGGACAAATTGAAGAGATTAAAAAAAATGCCAGAAAAAAATAAAGAGTTATATCAACTTAAAGATTATTTGAATGCTATCAATTCTACGAAAGAAGATTTGTTGAGAAGTGATGACCCAACTTGGATACAAAAATATCCACCCTATATAATTAATCGTTGTCTATCACAACATTATGATTGTATCTTACAAGCGAATGCTATGAACGGTAGGCATTTTCTTCCAAAAGATATGCAATTTTCCTTTTTAATAAATAGTATAAGAATAAAGAAAAGATTTGGTGGGAGATGGATAAACAAAGCCAAATTTAAAAACTTGGAGTATGTTAAGGAGTTTTTCAATTATAGTAATGGAAAAGCAAAAGATGCTTTGAACATACTAACTCAAAAGCAAGTTAAGGATATTATTAAAAAATTAGAAAAGGGTGGAAAAAAATGAGTGAAGAAGATTTAGTTTCTTGGTCGCCGGAAAGTATGTTAGAGATTACTTTAGCGCAGCCAGATGACTTCTTAAAAGTGAGAGAAACATTATCAAGAGTTGGTGTAGCAAGTAGAAAAGATAAAATACTATATCAATCTTGTCATATATTACATAAGCAGGGCAAATATTATATTGTCCATTTCAAAGAACTCTTTGCTTTAGATGGCAAAGACTCAACAATTACACAAAATGATATTGAAAGACGAAATACAATAGCAGGATTGTTGCAAGATTGGAGTTTACTAGCAATAGTAAAAAATGAAGAAGCTGAAAAGAAAGCTCCTCTTTCTCAAATAAAAGTTTTAGCATTTAAAGAAAAGAGTGAGTGGGATTTACAGGCAAAATATAATATTGGCAAAAAACCTGAGGAAGATAATGAATCAGTTAAAAAACCTGAAGAAAATAATGAATCAGAAAGTCAAGAAGTTCCAGAAATTGTAGAAGAGAAGCCGGAACAAAAGCCTGAAGAAGAACCAAAAGAAGAATAATAACTTAAAGGAGAAGTATGAAAGCTCTCAACTTTAGAGAATTTATTAGTGAAGAGAAGGACAATAGCGATCCTTTTAAAGTTGTTATTATCACGAAAGCAAATCCTACCGTTAGACGAAGAAGGTCAGGAGAAAAATCAAAAAAAGAACTTACCGTATCTTTACTTACAAAAGCATGTGAAAGAAGAAAGATTCCTGTTTTTGTTGTTAATACTAAAACAGCTTTTGTCGCTGATAAAGATATAGATAAAGGTACCGTAACTATTAGTAATTTAGATGCTGATGAAAACAAAGAAGAATTTGAAGGCAGAAATACTTGTGTTATATGTCGTGCTGGTGCAATAGATGATTCTGCTGGACTTGCATTGATGGCTGCATTTGAAGTTGCAGGCTCTTTTATGATTAATACTAGAGAAGCTATGTTAACTGCTGATAATAAGTTATCAACTACAATACTTTTTGAACAATTTGGAATACCTCAACCTAAAACTGCTTTTGTTTCAAATGAAAAACAAATAGAAAGTGCTTTTGAAAAGATTGGTGGGAAGTTTCCAGTAGTTATTAAAACATTAACAGGAACTCAAGGAATAGGAATTTCTATTGTTGAGAGTCTTGAAAGTTTAATTTCTAATATACAATCATTGTTTAAACATAATGCAGAACTTTTAATTCAAGAATTTTTAGATATAGATTATGATATTAGAACATTTGTTGTAAATGGAAGGATTTTTGCATCCACAAAAAGAGTCCAAGGTAAAGATTTTAGGTCAAATATTCATAGAGGTGCGACATCAGAACCTTATAAATTAAATGATGAAGAAATTAAAGTTATATTAAGAGCTGCTAGAGCATCAAAAGGTTATATGGTGGGAGTTGACCACATTATTCATAAAGGTAAAATTTATGTTCTTGAAGTCAATGGTTCACCAGGCACAGGCGCTCTTTATGCAGGTTATTCTTATAAAAGTTATGATGCTATTCCAACACATAAAGGTAAGATTACAGGAAAAATGTTAGCAAATAATATTATAAGATATATTTCAAATAGAGCTTATTGGGATCCAGAATCAACTAGAGAAGTTGGTTGGTTAGAAACAATGAAATTAAAAAATATTGGAAGAGTTAGAGCAAAATTAGATACAGGTAATGGTTCTTATGCTTGCACCCTTCATGCCGAAAAAATAAAAGTAAATACAAATAAAAAAGAAGTTTATTGGACATATGATAAGAAAAGATATAAGAGTAAATTACAAGATATTAGTAAAGTTTATAGAGCAAATACTGCTGGAGATAATGATGATGTTACAGAAAGACGACCTGTAATACATTTAGATATTATTTTTAATGGTGGAGTTTATCCAGATGTTGAAATTGGATTAGATGCAAGAGTCCGTTCTCATTCTGATTTATTGATTAATAGAAACACAATAAGAAGAATGAATGTGTCGGTAAATCCGTCAAGAACATTTGTTTTAAGTAGAAGAATACGACCTATTGACAAAGGGCCGAATAAGTAATATAATATATAATTATGGCAGATATTAAAATTTTGAGATTAGATATGGGTGCTGATATTATCGCTGAAATATTAAAAAGTGATGATATTGAACCAAAAAAAGAGTATAAAATAAAAAATGCTTTTGTTATAGTTCCTATGCCAGCAACAAAACCTGGTGGACCATTAAGACTATCTCTATCCCCTTACATACCATATTCAGATGATAAAGAATTTATTTTAAGTAAAGATAAAGTTGTAACTGTAGCGAATCCAAAAACGGATATTTTAAATAGTTATAATGCAAATGTTGGCTCAGGAGTTGTTG